TGCTCTACCAGAGCCAGACGAAATGACAGAGGGGGGCATACTCAAAGCCGCCAAAACTCTGCATGACGAAGAGGTAGGGTCTATTGTCGGCATGGTTCTCAAGCTTGGAGCCGATGCTTACAATGATCCTAACCGATTCCCGTCTGGGCCTCTGTGCAAAGAGGGCGACTTTATCCTGATGAGATCTTATTCCGGCACCCGATTTAAGGTGCATGGAAAAGAGTTCCGATTGATCAACGACGATTCTGTAGAAGCAGTTGTAGAAGATCCAAGGGGGATATTGAAGGTATGAGCGAAGCACAACTCGACTCCGATCAGGAGCAAACACATACCGCTGAAGAAAAATTCTTTGGCGTTAAAACTCAGATTGGTAAAAGATCTGAAACTTTAGAAGATGAAGACGGTCAGTATGAACTAGAGATCATTGATGATCGTCCAGAAGAAGATCGCAGACCGCCTAAAACGGAAGCGTCTTCAGACGATATCGATGACGAAGAGCTTTCCGGCTACAGCGAAAAGGTTCAGAAGCGAATCAACAAGCTGCGCTACGAACAGCATGAAGAGCGCAGGAAGCGTGAAGCTGCTGAAAAGATGCGCGAAGAAGCTGTACGCTTTGCTGAACAGGTAAGTCGCAAGAACCAAGAGAATGAGGCGCTCATCAGCAGAGGTGAGGCGGCACTCGTTTCTCAGATCAAGCAACGAGCAGAGCTTGCTTTACAAGAGGCAAGGAACAGCTACAAGAAAGCTTACGAAGAAGGCGACACAGACAATGTTGTAGGTGCTCAAGAGCGATTGATGCGAGCACAGGCAGAGTTGTCTGAAGCGGAAAGATACGAGAACAATCTCGCATCGCAACAAGCGCAACGTGAACAATACGATCAACAAGCGTATACGCAACAGGTTGCTAACCAGGCTGTACAGAACGTGCAGCAACAAGCACAACCACAGGTTGCGCCAGAGGCCCAAGAATGGGCACAAAACAATACTTGGTTCATGCAAGATGGCTATGAAGAAATGACTAGCCTCGCGTATGGAACCCATGCCGCACTGATCAAGCGTGGCATACAGCCTAACAGTCAAGAGTATTTCCGACAGATCGATACTCGGCTGCGACAGGCGTTTCCAGATTATGATTGGCAGGATGAAGGCGAACTAGATGGGCTTAACGCGACCGTGACTGCCAGTCAGCCCTCGACGGTGGTGGCACCCTCCGCAAGGAGTAATGGTGCTAAACCGCGCAAAATACGGCTAAAGCCCTCCCAAGCTGCTCTCGCTAAGCGTTTGGGATTAACCTACGAACAGTACGCGAGGCAAGCTGAAAAGGAGTCCCGTAATGTCTGAAGAGCGCACACCAAGGAACGTCACTACTCGAACAGTAGAGCAACGACCGACTGATAGCTGGAAGCCTGCTTCCATTCTGCCTGATCCTGAACCACAAGATGGTTATGTTTTCAGGTGGATTAAAACATCGCTACTGGGTCAACCCGATAACACTCATGTGTCTAAAATGTTCAGAGAAGGATGGTCGCCCGTAAGGGCTGAAGATCACCCTGAACTGATGCTGACTTCCGATATAGGATCTCAGTTTGAAGGCAACATCGAGGTTGGCGGATTGTTGTTGTGTAAAG